ATGACGCAGGTCGGGTTCGCGCCCCGTTAATGAATCAGTCAGCGATTAACTACTAAATACTTTCAAGCCTCAGCATCTGCTGGGGCTTTTTGTTTTCAACGTCAGCAAATATCGGGAGTGGTGAAGATGCGTAACAGAACATTAGTTGCTGGTCTTAGTCTATCAGCTGCTGCATTTATTACTCTTATTGTGTCAGAAGGTTTCTCTCCGACTGCAACCGTTCCCGTTCAAGGTGATCGACCTACAGTCGGCTTTGGTTCTACTTATCATCCTGATGGTAGCCAAGTAAAGCTGGGTGAAACCATTACACCAATCAAAGGACTGCAGACAGCTCAGGCTCACATATCAGTTAATGAGCAACGATTTCGTAAGAGCTTATCTGGTGTTGAATTAACTCAGTCTGAATATGATCTGTATATCGATTGGGTGTATCAATACGGCATTGGCCGATGGATGAAGTCACCCATGCGAACTCATTTGAATGATGGCGAATATGTCCAGGCATGTGATGCTTTATTGCTACCTCAGTATCGAACCGTTGCTGGGTATGATTGCTCAACGCCTGGCAACAAAAGATGTTACGGCGTTTGGACTCGAGCACAAGACCGACATCAACGATGCATTGATTCACAAAGATAACTATCACCCGATCAACTTCCAACTCAACGCAATAGCAATCGATTATAGAAGGGTTTTAAATCTTGATGTCAGCAATCAAATCACTGAATAAAACTCCTGAAATCAATCCCTGCAACTCGGTTGCGGCATTGCATCAGGGGGTAGGGCGGGTCGAAACCTGTGGCACGTCAGTTCCCTGACCGTTCGCTCCCATGTTTATACAGAACCGCGAAATGAGACCTTTTTTTCTGGAGCGAGGGAATCACCTAAATGTTCAGCACATTAAAGAATAAAATCATTACGTTAGTTATCAGTTTACTGATTATCTTAACCATCGGTTTAATGGCGCTTTTTAAAGTAAATCAGGGGCAAATAGCACTACTAAAGAGCGATCTGGCTACTTCAGAGCAAAACCGGGAATACTTAGAAAGGGATTTGACTTCTATCACAAATGAGTTGGAAGTCGCTGAATTAGATAAGATTAAGTTGCGAGAAAGTTTGACATTGCTGGCTAAGACATTTAGCGAACGCGAGTTAAATCGAGCTGAAATAAAAAAGGATTTTGCCGTCAGCAATAAAAAGCTGCTACAGATTTTTGACGGGACAACTGATGAAAAAACGATTTCTTGGGGTGCTGCTAATATCCCAAATGATATTAGTCGGGTGCTCGAGCATTCCGCCAAATGTGCGAACCGTTACCGTAACAAAGACAGTCTATGTGTTCCCTCCAGCGGAACTGATAAGCAAATGTTTGGTTCCGGAGTACTCCAGCCAAACAAACCAAGAACTTTCTAATTACACCAACTCACTAATTGAAGTTATATCACTCTGTGACCTTGATTGGGTCACGTTAGATAACTGGATCCGTGATCAGAAATCAAAGCTGTCTACCGAGTGATCGGAGGCGAAAATATGATTAACAAAACTATGACGACGCCAATTATGGATAAAACTGTTCAAACTGGGAGCTATATTGCTTCTATTTCGACTGCGATAGGCGGTTTCTTATCGTTAAGTAATATTGCGCTATTGCTCGGTATTGCATCAACAATAGCCCTCTTTATTGTTCAATACCGCCGAACTCAGTCATCAGAGATACGCGATCTTGAATATCATAAAGCTAGAATGGCAGCGTTAAAAGCCACATCTAAATTAGGGTGTAGTGATGAGTAAAATAGATGCCTTGATAGATGCGTTGAAAGCCCAAACTGAAGCGCTTAATCAGCAAACAACGGCTATTAGCCAATTGGTTAATAGTAATCTAGATATTATGGATCAACTTATGGCTGCTGATTCTGAACAAGCAGCAACACCAAACTATTTAGATCAACCAGATGAACTATGAGTAAAGACATTAGCTGGCGTGATGACAAACGTAAAACGGCAGAGCGTGGATATGGTGGCAAATGGCAGAAGGCCAGAGAAACATTTTTAAAGCGCAATCCACTTTGTTGTTTCTGTGAACAGGAAAACAAAATTGTAGCGGCATCCGTTGTTGACCATATTAAACCGCATCAAGGCAATCAAGCCCTGTTTTGGGATACCGATAACTGGCAACCCCTTTGTAAACCTTGTCATGATAGCACTAAGAAAATAATGGAGAACCGAGGCGTTAGGCTTGGCGCTGATGAAAACGGCAAACCAACAGATCCTAATCATCATTGGAATAAATAAGCGAGGTTAAAGTGGCGGCTGGCAGAAAAGCTACACCCACCGCGCTCAAGCTAGTCACTGGTAACCCGGGCAAACGTGCACTTAATAAAAAAGAGCCCAAATTAGCGCCTGGTATTCCTAGAATGCCATCTCATTTAAGCCCACGCGCAAAAGCAGCTTGGAAAAAGCTGACCAAACTACTTAAAGATATGGGCGTTCTTACCTTAGCCGATGGTATGGCACTTGAGCGTTTATGTGATGTCTACGCCGAAATTCTTGAATTAAGGGATGAAATCAAGAAAAACGGCAGAACATATCAAAGCGTAAAAATCATTGGTGAAAACGTCGATGAAGAAACTAAAGAGTTTACCCAAGTCGAGCAAATGTTAATGAAAGCGAATCCTGCAGTACAAATGCTAGCAGATGCCGATCGGCGCTTTAAAGGCTATCTCGTTGAATTTGGATTAACCCCTTCCGCAAGAAGCAAAGTACAGGTAACTGATGGTAGTAAGGAAAAAGAAGAAATCGACGAGTTCTTCGGATAAACATCAAGACCATGTTACACGCTGGGCAAAGGAAGTGGTATCAGGTGAGTTTTTAGCGGGACCAGACATTCGCAACGCCTGCAAACGGCACCTAAAAGATTTAGAAACAGGCCACGAACGTGGTCTTTATTTTGACTTAGAAGCAGCAAATCGTGCGATATCATTCTTCCCAAAAGTATTACGATTAAGTGGTGGTGATCACGAAGGGAAACCGTTTCAGCTGCTCGACTGGCAAGCATTTATCGTTGGTTCATTGTTTGGGTGGAAAGCTGAAGATCACACGCGTCGTTTTCGTATGTGTTATGTCGAAAGTGGTAAAGGCTCCGGTAAATCTCCACTTGCAGCGGGTATTGGGCTGTATGGGTTAGTCGCTGATAAAGAGGCGTCAGCAGAGGTTTATGCCGCTGCGACCAAAAAAGACCAAGCTATGATTTTGTTCCGCGATGCGGTTTCAATGGTCAATCAATCGCCTCAATTAAGCTCAAGACTTAAAAAGTCAGGTACAGGGCAAAGTGTTTGGAACCTAGCGTATATCGCTAAAAACTCTTTTTTTAGACCGATTAGTTCAGATAACGGTCAATCTGGTCCGCGGCCACACATGGCCCTGATTGACGAAGTGCACGAACACAAAAACAACAACGTTGTAGAAATGATGCGAGCCGGTACCAAAGGCCGCAAACAAGCGTTGATCTTCATGATCACCAACTCAGGCCATGACCGTACCAGCGTTTGTTACTCATATCATGAATACGGTAAATCAATTTGTGCTGGTACCAAAGAAGATGATTCCTTCTTCGCTTTTATCTGCTCGTTAGATGAAGGCGACGACCCCATAAATGATGAGAGCTGTTGGCCAAAGGCTAACCCATCACTTGGGCATACATTCAATCATAAATACTTGAGAGAGCAAGTTACTCAAGCTAAAGGCATGCCAGCCAAAGAAAGTATTGTTCGCCGGCTTAACTTTTGTCAGTGGGTTGATTCTGCATCACCTTGGTTATCGTCAGATACGTGGACAGACTGCGAAGATGACATCGATATTAACGAACTCGCCGGTGAAGAGTGTTACGGCGGCTTAGATTTATCGGGTACCAGGGATTTAACCGCACTAGGGCTTTACTTTCCACGGGTTAAAACCTTGTTAGTAGAGTTTTGGACACCAAAAGATACGCTTTTAGACCGCGAACGCACCGACAACGTGCCGTATTCATTATGGGAAAAACAAGGTTTCATCCATGCGCCACCGGGTCATGCAGTAGATTACAGCTTTGTTGCTGAGCGAATAGCCGATTTATCCGCACAGTTCGACATTAAATGCATTGGTTTCGACCAATACCGCATTAATTACCTCGAGCCTGTATTGGTTGAAGCAAACGTCTATATCCCATTGGTTAAACACGGGCAAGGTTACTACAAAGCATCTGAATCAAACCTTTGGATGCCGCGGTCAATCGAACTATTTGAAAAGCTGATCACCGATAAAGAAATCAAAATAAAAATCAATCCTTGTCTTAGGTGGAATGCAGCAAGCGCAGTGCTTGAAGCGGATGCCAAAGACAATCGAATATTCACCAAGAAAAAATCAACCGGTCGCATCGATGGTGTGGTTGCCGCTGCAATGGCTGTGGGAACCGCTTTAGAGTCTGAAGGCATTGATGACGATGAAGATTGGTTAGAAGCAATACGGGACCCAATTTACTAATGACCTTACCACTCGCACTATTCATTTTATTGGCGCTTTCTGGTTCATTACTGGCCGTTGCTGGCGTTTACATATTATTCGGTCTTGGTTGGTCTTTAGTGGCGGCCTCGGTATTTTCATTTGCTGGCGCTTCATTTTTACGTAAAGGAATGACAGCGTGAAACCATCAAATTCACTAACAAGTATTATAGCCAAGGCCGCGAACCAGCCATTTGCATCGTTAGATAGTTTTATGGGTAAAACCTTAAGACTCACAGACGGTGATTTTTGGTCGCAATTAATGGCAACCTCAAAAAGCGGCAAAACGGTTAATGTGAATACCGCTATGCAGCTTGCAGCTGTTTGGGCCTGTGTTCGCCGCATTGCTGAAACCGTTGCAATGCTGCCATTGGGGTTATACGAGCGCCAAAGTGATGGCGGCAGAGTACAGGTTCAAAGCAGCCTATCAAATGTATTAAGTCTTAAGCCAAATGCTGACATGACAGCAATGCAGTTTTGGGAGGCCGTCATTGCCTCATTGCTGCTAAAGGGTAATGCATTCATTGAGATCCACCGTTCAGGTGCCGACATTATCGCACTCGATTTCCTTATGCCACACCGCATGGATATCGATCTCGCCGACAACGGCAGCCTAGTGTATTGGTACACGCCTCGAAAGGGTAAAAAGCGCCAAATCGAAAAGCAAAACATGATGCACATTCCCGCATTCTCGCTGGATGGTTTGATTGGCTTATCGACTATTTCCTATGGTGCCAATGTATTTGGTGGCGCTATGTCAGCCGAAGATGTTAGCGCCAATACCTTTAAAAATGGTATGACAAAAACAGTCGCCTTCAAGGTAGATCGCATATTAAAACCTGATCAGCGCGCAGAATTTCGTGAGTATGTAAAAACCATCACTGGCGCAATGAACGCGGGTAAATCCCCCGTACTTGAGCAAGGTGTTACCCCTGAGTTGATTGGCATCAACCCGATTGATGCCCAGTTACTCGAGTCGCGAAACTACAGCGTAGAAGAAATCTGCCGCTGGTTTTTAGTGGACCCTTCATTAATTGGTTTTGGTGGTAAAGATAGCAATTGGGGCACAGGGTTAGAGCAAAAGATGATCGGCTTTGTCACCTTGACGTTATCGTCTTGGATCCGCCGCATTGAGCAGTCAATTAGCATCAACTTGCTCACTCCAGCACAGCGTCAAACTCAGTACGCTCAATATAACCTTGAAGCCCTGCTTCGTGGCGATAGCGCATCACGAGCAGAGTTCTACAGCAAAATGACTCAAAACGGTATTTACACCCGTGACGATTGCCGCGTTAAAGAAAACTTACCGCGCCGTGGCGGCAATGCCAATGTGTTAACTGTTCAAACCAACTTAGCCCCCATTGATCAGCTGGGTGCTCAATCTGAATCTGCAAAAGTACAAGCCGCATTAAATAGCTGGCTTAATCAAGACAACTAGGGGTAAACCATGCCATTTCCAAAAAGCTTCTCGCAGAGCGGAGTGCGCTGCGATATTTCTCCGCGCGCGCAAGAGCTGTGGAACCCAGCGATTCAGGCCGCGGTTGAAAACACTGAATCTACCATTACGGTTTACGGCATCATTGGCGAGGACTGGTATGGAGAAGGCGTCACACTGAAGCGTATCGATGCTGCGCTACGCAGTATCGGCGCAGATAAAGATGTGACCGTCTACATCAATTCTCCCGGTGGCGATATGTTCGAAGGTATCGCCATTTATAACCGCTTGCTTGAGCACAAAGGCAAAGTGACCACTAAAGTGCTTGGCCTTGCTGCTTCTGCCGCATCCGTCATTTACATGGCTGGTGCTGATGATGCGCGTTTTGTCGCCAGCTCAGCCTTCCTGATGATCCACAACTGTTGGGTGTACACCGTCGGCAACCGCCATGCATTAAGAAACGTTGCTGATGATATGGAGGAGTTTGATGCTGCCATGGTCGATTTATATGTAGACGGTAGTGACCAGAGCGAAAAAGCCATTACCAAAATGATGGATGAAGAAACCTTTATTCGTGGCAAAAAAGCCGTCGAGTTAGGTTTTGCATCAGGCACGTTATCTACCGATGAAATTGGCGAGACTACCGACAACGCCAATGCAAACTCGCTCCGTAAAGTGGATGCGGCCATGGCAAAAGCAGGCGTTCCGCGCAGTGAGCGCCGCCAACTATTACAAGATTTAAAGTCCAGCACGCCGAGCGCTGTTGGCGGCATCATGCCAGGTGCTGATGTGTCCGATACGCAAAACGCTGTCGCCCCTGATCTAAGCGCGTTAATTAGCGCGTCAAAAACTATCTTAATTAAATAACTGGAGGCGACAATGCCGAACCCAAATTTTGAAAAACAAGTTGAAGAACTAGGCACTAATCTGACCAAGATTGGTGATCAAATTAAATCAGCAGCAGAAGAAACCAACAAGCAGATCAAGGCTTCTGGTGAAATGCATGCTGAAACGCGTGATAAAGTCGATAAGCTGCTGTTAGAGCAGGGGGCCTTACAATCTCGCTTACAAGAAGCAGAACAAAAACTGTTAAAAGGTCCTGAAAGTCGCGAAGAAGAGCACGAAATGTCAATTGGCGAGCGGGTAGCTAACGACAAAGAGATGGACGGTGTTAATAGCTCATTCCGTGGTAGTCGTCGTGTTGGTATGCCACGTTCTGCTATTACCTCTGCAGGTGGTTCAGGTGGCGCATTAGTTCGACCAGATCGTATGGCTGGTATTGTGGCTGGCCCAGAGCGCCGCTTAACTATTCGTGACTTAATTGCACCAGGTGAAACAGAAAGTAACAGCGTTGAATACGTCAAAGAAACAGGCTTTACTAACAATGCTGCGCCCGTAGCAGAAAACACCGGTAAACCCTATTCAGACATCACTTTTGGTTTAGTTAACAATGCCGTTCGCACTATTGCTCATATGTTTAAAGGCAGTCGTCAAATATTAGACGATGCAAAACAATTACAAAGCTTTATCAATGCTCGTGCAAAATACGGGTTAATGCTTAAAGAAGAGTTACAACTACTTTATGGCAATAACACCGGTGCAAACTTACACGGCATTATCCCGCAGGCTAGTACTTACGTTAAGCCAACTGGTGCAAACGTCGATACTGAGCAGCATATTGACCGTATTCGTCTTGCATTACTGCAAGCAGCATTAGCTGAGTATGCGGCAGACGGTATTGTGCTCAACCCAATTGATTGGGCTGTTATTGAAATGCTTAAAGACAGTAATAAAAATTACTTAATCGGCAAGCCACAAGGCCAAACCTCACCAACGCTTTGGAACCGTCCAGTGGTTGAAACTCAGTCTATTGTTCAAAACGAGTTCTTAGTGGGTGCATTTCAAATGGGTGCACAAATTTATGACCGCATGGATATTGAAGTCTTAATCTCAACCGAGAACGACAAAGACTTTGAAAACAATATGGTCAGTATTCGTGCAGAAGAGCGATTAGCGTTAGCGGTATATCGTCCAGAAGCATTTGTAACGGGTGACTTTACCTTCGTATAAGTGAATATGCCCAAAGTAATCAAATCACTTAACTGATAAGTAAATCAATTAAAGGCTGACAATGTTCAGCCTTTATTGTTTTTTATAGGAGAACTCCCATGGCTATTGTTATGGCTATTGCACTTAAATCGTTTTATTTCGTAAAAGAAGTGAAAACAAAACAATCAAAACCATTTGAGGTTGAACAGCACAACTTCAATGAACTAAAAGCGCTTGGAATGGTAGATCATGCCCCAGACGATGAAGCTGCTTTAAAGGCTAAGGCTGACGAAGAGTCTGCGTTAAAGGCTAAAGCTGATGAAGAAGCAGCAATAAAGGCTAAGTCTGACGAAGAGGATGCGTTAAAGGCTAAGGCTGATGAAGAAGCAGCATTAAAGGCTAAAGCTGATACCAGCAAAAAGACTAAAGCATAAAAAATAGTGAGTAGGAGTCATCAGTGGGCCTTATAACATTAATCCAAGCAAAGCCGTACCTCGATGTCATTCATGATGAAGATGATGACAAGCTACAACTTTTGCTCGATGCCGCTGAAGATGAAGCCTGCCAATTCTTGGGAAGGGAATCCCTGTCTATTTTGGTTGTTGAAGCAACGGGCAAGCTGCCACCCAGCGTGACAATGGGAGTGATGATATTGCTACAAGCAAACTATCAAGCTGCTCCAGATGATGTGCCAAAATTACGTCTTGCTGCTGAAATAAAATTAACGCCATATCGAATAGGCTGGGGTATTTAATGTTATCTCATCGACTACGCCATCGCATTCATATACAACAGCCTGAAAAAACACAAGATCCGCAAACAGGCGAAGAAATTGCAGGATGGCAAACGCTTTATCTTGGCCTAAAGCCACTCAATAGCGTGCCAGCTGAAGTGTTAACCGGTGCTGGTCGTGAATTTATTGCTGCCGATGCCAAGCAATCCGAAACAACTGCAAGAATTAACATCCGCTGGTTTCCAGTCGATATCAGTCTATTTTATCAGTGCCGCATATTGTGGGATGGTAGGGTATATGACATCCATTCAATTGAAACCGATTTAACAGGGCGTCAAGAGTGGCGACTCCGTTGCAAAGATGGTGTGAACTAAGGTTATTAATATGTCAGCATCGTTTGAGTTTAGTTTGCTTGGCGTAAAAGACGTCAAAGCAAAAATGAATAAGGTCAGCCAAACCGTTAATGATACTGGCACCCGCACCGCATTGCGCAAAGCGGCTGGTATTGTAAAAAAAGCTGCTCAACAAAACGCACTCGCAGTTGATGACCCCAAAACGGGTCGACGTATCCGTGATAACGTCACCTTGCAGTTTGCCAGCAAACTTTATCGTCAAAAAGGGGTGATTATGTATCGTGTTGGTGTCGCCACTAATCGCGGCCGTATTCCTACGCCAAATACTGACCAAGGTGCTAAAGGTAATACTCCGCACTGGCACTTAGTTGAACTCGGTACCGAACGAGCTGCTGCTCAACCATACCTGCGCCCAGCTCTGGCTAACAACGTTAACCAAGTAACAGATAAGTTTATCAACGAGTTCAACAAAGAACTTGATAAGGCATTGTCATGAGTATGGTACCGATATTTTCTGTATGTGTAGCAAATACCGTTGTTACGCAACTATTAGGTAGCACTCCCACACGGCTGTATCCATTTGGTCAAGCGCCACAAGATGTGGCCAAACCTTATGCGGTTTGGCAAGTCATTGGTGGTAGTCCTGAAAACTACGTATCAGGAGGACCAGATACAGACACGTTCAGTTTGCAAGTTGATGTGTATGCTATATCAGGTTCATCAGCATCAAATGTGGGTGATGCAATTCGAACAGCTATTGAATTAGATGCTTACACAACAAACTTTAACGGTGATAGTCGAGACGAACAAACTGGGCATTATCGCCATAGTTTTGATGTGGACTGGATAGTTAACCGCTAATAAAATTAGCCCTTTATTTACCCCTAAGCCTCTGCAACCGTAGGGGCTTTTTTGTATCTGCCGCAAGGTTTATTGTTAGGAGCAAAACACATGAGTATGAAAACACAGGGCACCCAGCTCTATGCAATCGATCCGGAAGATAATTCCGTATTAGTCATCACTGCCGTCACGAGTATCGATGGTATTGATAGTGCCGTTGATTCAATCGAAACCACCCCATTAGAAGCATTGGCGCGTGAGTTCGTATCAGGTCTCAAATCACCAGGTGCGGCAACGTTTGGCATTAACGTTGATCCCAAAAACCCTAGTCACTTACGTTTGCACCAATTAAAAACAGCGGGTATCACACTTAAGTGGGCACTTGGTTGGTCTGATGCAGTTGGTACGCCGCCAACATTCTTAGCCGATGATTTTGTGTTACCACCAACCAGAACATGGATAACGTTCGAAGGCTTTATGACTGCTTACCCATTTGGCTTTACACAAAACGACGTTGTTAAATCAACGGTAGGCATTCAAGTTTCCGGTGACCCAATCTTGGTACCTAAAACATAAACTTATGCTAAATAGCCCATTGGTTTCCCTTTGGGCATTTTTATACACCAAGGAAATACTATGAAATTAAGTGTTGCTAGCCTAATCCAATCTGGCTCATTTTCTCCCGTTAATCCTGAACAACGAGAAATATCGTGGTTTAACGATAAAGGTGAAACTGTCAGCGCTGTTATTTTTGTACGTAAAAAATCATTTTCTACTGCAAATATAGAAGCTAATCACTACAACACTGGTGTTGATTCGCTTACTTCACGCATTGTTTCAAGCATTGTTGATGAAGAGGGTACGCCATTATTTAGTGTTGACGACATTATTGGTAATGCTGCTCATGGTCCTATTTGTGACTCGCTTGGTATGGCATTAATTGGCGCCATAAATGAAGTGAATGGGATAGGGCTCAAACCTGACCCAAAATCCTTACCGCCGACGACGAATTCTGGCACGAGCTCGTCCTCGCCGGCGTTGGTGGAAGAACCGTTGAACAAGCCAAGCAAAACCTAACCCACAAAGAAGTTGTCTACTGGATGGCGTATCGCGAAAAGTATGGTCCTTTAAGTGTTCAATTACGTCAAGAACGCATTGCTGCAGCACAAATGCATCACATGAATACCATACATGGCGGTAAAGCCGAGTTATCAGTGTTCATGCTATTCAGTCAAGAAGAAGACCAACAACCCCAAGAAGCCAGCATTGATGATGTACTCGTCATGCTTCAAGCCAGTGCAATCAAAAAATAACGCCACGGATGGCTTAATATCAATCTCGGAGCAAGTTAATGTCTAATCGGTCGTTAAGTACGCTAACGCTAAATATGATCGCTGAAACAGGCAGCTTCAATGCTGGAATGGATAAAGCTGAGCGGTCACTAGATAAAGTTTCTAGAGCAGCGGCAAAGCAGAAAAATGATTTAGTCCGATTAATGGGGCAGATAGATCCACTTGTCGCAGAGTACGCCAAGCTAGATAAAATGGAGCGACAGCTTCAAAAACATCGAGAAGCAGGAACATTAGCCGGAAGTGAATATGATCAATATTCAAAACGACTTTCACAAATGCGGAGTGAGCTAGGTAGAACAGGTGCTCAGCTTGATAAAACAGATATCCAGTTCAATAAAGCAGGCCTATCTGCCAAGCAAATGGCATTTGCAACGCGTGGCTTGCCGGCACAATTTACTGATATCGCCGTATCGCTTCAAGGTGGACAAAACCCGTTAACGGTATTTTTACAGCAAGGTGGCCAGTTAAAAGATATGTTTGGCGGTATAGGTCCAGCCGCCAAAGCTATGGGAAGTTACGTTGCCGGCATGGTAAACCCATTCACTATTGGTGCAGCTGCAGTAGCGGTATTAACCCTTGCTTATTATCAAGGAAGTATCGAAGCTGACCGACTTCGTAATGCGCTTATTCTTACTGGTAATTCAGCTGGCACAACCTCCGGTCAACTAATGGATGCCGCCAAACGTATCGATGGTATTAGCGGTACACAACGCCAAGCTGCTGCTGCATTAGCTGAAGTAGCGAATACAGGCAAGTTTGCAGCCAATCAAATCGAGTTAGTCGGTTTAGCTGCCGTACAAATGGAGAACGTAACGGGTAAGGCCGTTGCTGATACGGTGGCTGAGTTTGCCAAATTAGCCGATGACCCTGTAAAGGCTGTTGAAGAACTCAATAAAAAATATAACTTCCTAACTGCCGCGGTTTATGAACAGATTGTATCGCTTAAAGAATCAGGTAAATCTACAGAAGCAGCGGACTTGGCATTTAAGGCTTATAGCGATGCAATAGGCGATCGCACCAGCGATATCACTTCTAATCTAGGTTATGTTGAGAGAAGTTGGAAAGGAGTAAAAGATGCAGCATCCGAAGCGTGGGATGAGATTGCTGGGATTGGTAGGTCTGAAACACTTGATGATAAATTAGCTATTAATGTTCAAAAGATTTTCGAATTAGGCGCTAAAGGTAAAGGTTCTGGCGGGGAAGCTATTCGTCGTGCGGCGTTAATGAAAGTTCTTCAAGATGAAAATAAGCAAATCAGTGATCAAATTGATCTTGAATCAAAACTAGCAAAAAAACAAGCCGAACGTGCCAAAATCAATCAAGACTCAATTGAGGCTCAACGTGCCATTGCTAAAGTCACCGATGAAACCCTCACCAATGAGCAAAAACGCACTAAAGCAATAAAAGAATATAACGACAATATCGAAAAGGTGCGAAAAGCTGACGCTAATAGTGCCTTACTTGATCCTGAAAAAATCAAACGTGATCTGGCATCGATAGAAGAAAAGTTTAAAGACACCGCTAAAACGACCAAAGCCTTTGCGGACGATGCTGCTACCACGTACCTCATGCGTTTACGCGAAACTCAAGCAGGCTTGCAAGGTCAGCTAGAGTCAAATATCAAACTCACTCAGTCGCAAAAAGAATTAGTTAAATTTGAACAGCAAGTTGCAGATATTAAAAATAAAGATGTGCTAACCGCCCAACAGAAAAGTTTGTTGGCAGAACAATCAGTAATCCGTGCCCAACTCGAAAAAAACGTTGCTCTCGATGACGAAATTCAAAAGCGCAATGAATCAATCCGCCTGCAAAGCTACAGCGCCAATCTCACGGCTAACCTCGCCGCAGAACAACAGCGCAACGCTGATAAACTCGCCACCTTTGGTCTTGGCGACAAAGCACAGCAGCGTCTAGGTGATCGCCAAGGGATTGAGCATGATGTTGAACGAGCTCAAGGTAAGGCGTTATCAGATAACATCGCTGGCAGAACTACCGACGAAGAATATCAGCAACAGCTGGCTATGCTGGAAAATAACCTTTCGGCGCGATTGGCTGTCCAAGATGAATACTATTCAGCACTCGATGCCAAACAGGCCGACTGGACTAATGGCGCCCGTTCATCAATGCAAAACTACATTGATGCAGCAGCCGACATGGCTGGACAAACTAAAACACTAATGGATGGTGCATTTGGCGGAATGACAGACGCGCTTACCGATTTTGTGACTACTGGTAAAGCAGATTTTGCCGGGCTGGCTAAATCAATATTGGCGGATATCGCAAAAATAGCGATACAAAAAGCTGTTGCGGGTTTAGTCGGTAGCCTGTTCGGAGGTTATGCTGACGGCGGGGTTGTAGACGGAAAAGCCACAGGCTTCTCTTCTGGTGGTTACACTGGCGCGGGTGGCAAGTATCAACCTGCAGGGATAGTACATAAAGGTGAAGTTGTTTGGTCTCAGCGTGATGTTGCCCTCGCTGGTGGTGTTGCGACAGTAGAAGCAATGCGAAAAGGCCACACTGGTTATGCTGAAGGTGGCGTTGTAGGCGGTTCAACTTTTAAGGGCATTCCTGCTGCAATGACTGGTTCCAGTGGTGTAAATGTTCAAATTAATATTGAAAAAAGTGGTAATACGACGACCACTTCAGATACGCCAGCGTTAAATCAGTTTGGCTCAGAGATCGGTAAATTTGTTGAGCAAAAATATCGAGAGTTGCTGGCAAAAGACTTACGTCCCAACGGACAAATTGGTCGAAGTATGGCTGGAGGATACCGCTAATGGCAACTCAAGCATTTATATGGCCTGCAGACAATGGTGCAACAGGTGAGATAAGGTATAGAACTAGAACTGCTCAATTTGGCGATGGTTATAGCCAGTCTGTAGGTGATGGTATCAATAGCAAAACTCAAAGCTGGCCATTGCTTTTTACTAAAAACAAATCAGATTCAGAAGCCATAATGGCATTTCTAGACTCTCACCAGGGCTTTAAGGCTTTCCAGTGGACACCGCCTCTTGGTACTACTTCACTATTTAAAGCCGTTCAAGTCACAAACACACCTCTTGGTGGCGGTATGTACCGTATTACAGCCACCTTTGAACAAGCATTTCATCCTTAAATATTAATAATAACTATCCCCTTTAGAATAGAATTCAATGAACGAGAAATAAAATGCTTAACAGTGATATTCAAACGCTCGAACCTGGCAATGAAATAATCCTTTTTGAAATTGATGGTAGTACATTTGGCGCTGACATACTTAGATTTCACGCCCATAATATTCCTTATCAAACGACAGATTTAGTACAAGCAGAAGTACCTCTGAGGGTCATTTTTTGGCAAGATGAGGAATACTCTGCATGGCCGGCTAAATTGGAAGGGTTAGAGGTTAACTCTGATGGTTCTCCGAGTTCTCCTATGCTGACCGTAGCTAATATTGATGGCAGTATTAGTGCGCTTTGTTTGTATTTTCAGAATATGGAACAAGCAAAAGTGACTATTCGAAGAACACTCGCAAAATACATCGATAGTAAAAACTTTCCCGGCGGTAATGCATTTTCTGACCCCACTCAAGAATCTATTGAGATTTGGTATATTGATAAAAAGGTGAATGAAGATAACGTGTCAGTAACCTTTGAGCTATCTAACCCTGCAGATCTTTCGGGATATAAGATTGGAAGGCAAATGACATCGTATTGTTTCTGGTGTCAGCGTGGTGAGTACAGAGGTGCCGATTGCGGTTATACCGGTATCGCTATGTTTACCGATGAAGATCTTCCGACAGACAACCCAGAACTTGATCAGTGTTCCGGAACCATAGCCGGTTGCACTAAACGATTTGGTGAAAATGAAGAATTACCCCACGGCGGTTTCCCTAGCGTTCGCCTTATACGTTAACACTAAGCACTAAACATCAGTATTCATCAGAAAGTAGGTCTATATGCATCCAATACTCTTGCAGGCATTCTCTCAGCATGCACAAAGTACCTACCCGCAAGAGTGTTGCGGGCTTATCGTTCAGCAAGCAAATAAAGCATGCTATTTACCATGCACTAACGTGTCCACGCACAAGGCTGATGAGTTTGAAATATCCGTCCAAGAGTATGCCGCTGCAGAAGACCAAGGCAATATTATCGGTATTTGTCACAGTCATCCAAATGCAACCAGTAAACCTAGTCAACGCGATATAGCGATGTGTGAAGCCACTCAATTGCCTTGGCATATATTAAGCTGGCCAGAAGGAGACTTACGTTCAATCGTACCAACAGGTGAATCCCCTCCGTTAATAGGTCGGCCATTTGTTCATGGTGTATGGGATTGCTATAGCTGTGTTCGAGACTGGTATAGAGAAATCAAACATATCAAATTGCCAAACTTTGAACGTAAAGACGGATGGTGGGAAGGGGAAGAAGAACTCTATCTGGATAATTTTACCAAAGCTGGCTTTATCCAGGTGCATGATCAGTTAGAAATAGGTGATGTATTTTTAATACAAATACAAAGTAAGCGAGTGAACCATGCCGCGGTGTATGTGGGTGATGGAAAGATTTTACACCATTTATACGGTCGCTTAAGTCGTCATGATGTTTATGGTGGTTACTGGCAGCGTAATACTCGAATGATTGTAAGGCATGTAGGTGATAAAGATTAAAATCTTTAAAGCTGGTTTGGTCGTTAGATCCTCAGCATGATGGAATATCAATCAAGACTTCTTATAGCCTCACTGCAGCAGAGAAATAATAATTAGATAATGCAGCTGCGAAAAATATTTGGAAGGTGCAAGTGTTAGCCAATAAGCTGAAAATTTATAGATATAAACAATTAATAAAGTCACCGCAAGGTGGTAATGCCGATCAGTTAAGCGGTAAAACGAGAAAATTTAACTGATCGGTTGACCGATCTTTCTAGTCTGCGAAAATCCGATAATCTTTATTATCGGATTTTTTTTTATGGAACTTTCAGAAGCCC